TGATAAAAATTTGTGTCATGCTGAAAGCCTCCATGCGTTACGGAACGACCTGTCAGATGGCACGTCCTCTGTTTTTACAATCTTGAACATTGGTCGGTTGTACTCTTTCGACCATATGTGACGAGGGATGTCTTTCATAATGAGGTACTCAATTGCCTCCTCTTCTGACAGAGGACCAATGCGAGGTGCAGACCACTGTGCTGCGTGTTTCTCTGTGTCAGGCTGAAATGTGTCGTGTCGCCCTTCTGCAATTGCTTGCTGCTCATCGTCCTGCAAAGCCCAGTAAACGGAGATGGGTGGTAGTAGCCCAGCCTTAGCTTCTTCAAGCCATTTGTCATTAGGGGCAAGCACCATTGCTGGTTGCTCTGGCTGCTCTGGGTCTTCAAAGATTACTCTGTAATTATTCATCCGTCTAACCCGTCACAGTAAGCGAGTAACTACCAGAGTCCGCAGGAATACCATTAGCACCGTTGCCCATAAGAATCCGAACAGCAGAGGTACTCTTTAATACAGGTATTTGTGAATTTGTGGCAGTAGGCACTAACCCAAATTGAGTGGAGCCACTAACATTGGCGGTGGCGTAAGCTACGCCATAACCAGCAAGCGCATAACCCGCTGATGAAAGGGTGCTACTAAAGTTAACCGTGTAGTTACCTGTACCATTATCCGTGACACTCGACACATTACCACTATCCGTAATAGATAAAGTGCTGAGTGAGTTAAAGTTCACCCAAGCCGTATTAGGAAAACCAGCAGCCGCCCACCCGCCTTCTCCGTTTGCGTCTGCGGTAAGTACATAGCCTGTGGTGGCAGTAGAGTATTTTACTGCAAAGTTAACGCCCGGCACCCTGAATTTATTATTGGTCGTGTCGCCCAAAGTAATTTCGTCGGACACGCTTTGGCTCGATGCGTCGGCGAAATAGCCAATAACGATGTTATTTGAACCCGTAAAGCTGGTCCCTGTGTGGCCTGTGTATCGACCAATCATCGTATTTTTGTTGCCGGTCGTAATATCACTGCCTGCGGACTCACCGATCAGGGTGTTGCCGTAACCTGAAGTTAATTTTATTCCAGAACCTGCCCCAATCGCGACATTTAATGTCCCTGTCGTCATTGCTTTTAGAGAATCATATCCAATTGCAACTATATCTTCCGCTGTCGAAGTTGCGAGCATGCTGTTCGTACCAATCGCAACAGATCTGTCAGTTGATGCCCCGCCACTCCAGCCAGCAAGCATAGCATTAGACCCGACTGCAACATTATTTGCTCCGGTTACAGAATAGCCTGCAAACGAACCCATAAAATTGTTGTTACTTGTCGTAGTTATATGATGACCACTGGACCTGCCTATAAAATTATTGGAAGCCCCCGTGGTCATTTGAGAACCGGCAGAATTTCCAAAAAATGTTGATGCCTGTCCGCTAGTAACTGCGGTTCCTGCATTGTAACCAACCGCTGTATTTGCTCCGTTGGTACTTGTATTTGAATCAAGCGCCCCTGATCCTAAACCTATTTGCTGTCCACTGTTCCAAGTTACTGCATCAGTTAGATCATCAATAGCTGAAGCACCGCCTCCACCAGCCTCAGCCCACGTTAGTCCTCCAGTATTTCCTGACTGGGCAGTCAACACATAACCATTGGTTGGGCTGTTGGATACCTTCAGGTTGGCTTCGTCAACCACATTGTCCGAGATTGTGGTCGCACCATCTCCATCACTCGTTACTTCCCCGCTGTGATTTGGGTGGACGTAGTTGTTAGCTGATGCAGCTATTCCGTTGAGTTTCGTATGGTCAGCATCGGTAAACACATTCGAGTCGGTGGCTGCTTCAACAGCGGCTCTGATCTCGGCATCAGTCTGGTCAGCAGTAGCTCCGTCTTCTACGTTAATCATTGTGCGCAAAGATGCTGGTGAAATCTCTTCGATTACCCCTGCACCTGCACTGTCTCTGCCTAAGATACGATCTGTTGCAGTTACATTTTGTATCTTAGCGTAGGTGATTGCATCGTCAGCTACGTTAGCTGTAGGTAGTGTACCAGTTACATCAGCAGCTAGGTCAATAGCATTTCTGGTAATCGTTTGACCACTAATAGTAATGTAGTCTAAAGAGCCTGACAAACTTACGTTAGTGCTGTTGTCTGTGCCAGCAGCGTCCACACCTAAAGAAGTTCTAGCTGTAGCTCCTGACTCAGCCACCCAAGTTGAGCCATTGCCAACGATGATGTTGCCGTCCGCCTTAGCTAAGCCCCCCAAGGCTGTCAGGTCTGCATCATAGGCCTGAACATCGGTCCCGATTGCCAAGCCCAAATTTGTCCTGATGGTCGATCCATTTGCTACAACGCCTGTCGCAAGCACGCTTTGCTTTAGTTCATCTCGCGTGATCCGTTTGGTCTGCGCTGCCGAGGTATCAACGGCAACAAAATCATCATCAGCCGCTGTGTCGGCCCCGGTTATTGCCGTGAGATCAGAGATTTTTGTATCAGCCATGATGATATCTCCTAGTTGCCGTAGGCTTGCCAATGGATTTCGGAATATTGCAACTGGCCTTCATCGCTGAAAATATCATACGAAAACCCAGTCCTAGAATATGACGAGTTCAGCCCAATGCCAGTGTTGGCGGCGGTGTTTCTTACGCCCGTCAAAGTAATAGAAAACACGGCAGTCGGGAAGGCGGTTGGGAATGTGATTGACCCCGCCTGCACTGCCGTTGCCCGACCCCATTGTAAATATAAACCATTAGCCAATTCAGCATAGCCATTCGTTGCGATGCTGGAGTTTGGCATTGACCCCTGGCGAGATCGGAGCGGCGTCATGAACTTCGTGTTGTTTGTCCCGGCCTCTGCTTCCGCCTGTGACGCAAGACCCGGATATGGCACGAATGAGCCGGAGGAGAATATCCCGACATCAATCCAGGCTGAGTCAGCGCTGTTCCGCAGCTTCAGGATCGCGGCGCTGGAGTCATACCACCATTGACCGGCATAGGTCGTTGCCGGTGCCGATGTCCCAAGCGAGTTGGATGCTAACGCTTGCAATGCAGAGTTAATATCTGCCCGCGCCAGAGCCGCCGTTTGGTTGGCAATCACCATATCATTCTGTGACATTTTTTAATAACTCACTTTCGCTTCTAGGCCCGCGATGGCCGGTGACACCTTGTCGGATGTGTTGGACAGTTCCGCCTTGAACTCGAACGCCCGCCCGACGACCTGCCCGCCGGTCACTGGCACCCAGCCTCCATATGTCGGTGAGCCTGCTGGATCGTCAGAGGTCGCACGAACGTATATCTCAACGTCGTAATCATTATACTCGGCGCTCTCATCCGTCCAGTCATCGAAGTCGCCAGGCCAATCGTCAAAGACAAAGGATGATGCGATGTCATCCCAATTCACGGACCCCGATGTGGCTCCAGAATGATGGCGCGTCTCGTCCAGCACGACATCAATCGTGGTCGTTCTCTCGGCACCTGTGTCGATATAGGTCGAGAACAGATACGTCCCAGTTGACCCAGCGGTTGCAAAGCTCGTCATTAACAACTCAGACGAAACGACTTGCACATTCGTCTTGGCGCCAGAGAAGCCTGGGTCTTCCGTGAGAGTTTGAGTTGCACCAAGCGGAGGCAGTTCTCCGGCAGTCACCACGTTGGTTGTCGCGCCCGCCGAATAGTTGCCCGACCGATCCACCGCCTTAATCAAATACGTTCCAGAGCGCGCGACCACCACAACGGATGATGATGGATGAGCAATGCGCTCAATCACAACCGATGACGCTCCCCAGGTCGCACCGGTCGTCACAGATTGATGTCGAAGTTCGTAGTGACTGGTATCGAGGTCAGCCACCGGCGTCCATGTCAGAACAGCAGAGCCGCCCGACAGGCTTGATGAGAAGTCAGCAACATCTGCCGGAGGCGTGGCGAACGGTGTGAAAGTCTGGTCCTCAATCGTTACATAGTCCCCGGCCAGTCCAATCGTGCTGATGCCCCGCGCCCGGAAATCATAGTCAGCGCCATCAACCAGCCCAACGACTTCGTGCTTTCCAAGCGGCCCCGTGGAAAATGTTCGCCATTCAGTGTCGGCCTCGGAGCTTAGTTTGAACTGTAGCTCAACGGCAGACAATCGGGTTGGCGTTTCAGATGTGACTGTAGCAACCAACACACCTGATACCGATTGCTTGGTCTGGCGAAGCTGATCGTCGATTGATAACCCAACAGCCGCAACAGCAAATGCGTTCAGCAGTTCAGTGTTATTCTGATCGAACGCTTCCTCTTCAGCCGACCAGGCGTAGACGTTCTCACTGATCTCTAGCAGGCTAAGAGCGCACTGGAAGGTCATATCATCGCCAAGGCTGAACGACCAATCCACCACCTCGAACGCTTTGTTGGTCCAGCCCAGGCGAGTGTTGGATAGCTGGATGATGTCGCCGATCTTTGCCTTGAAGCCAGACAGCCCGGTTGTGATGGTGGCCTGGACCTGCTCGCGTTGACGGTACAGAGCCAGCTTTGCGATCCGCTGTGCCATCTGAGATGTGTCGGTAAACGGCAGCGGCATGTCTGTTATTGAAACGATGCCGCCGTCTGATTCGAGAAAGACATCAGACTTGATCGGCGGGAAGTCCGTCTGCTGATAGTTGCTCTCTGGTCCGCGAAACGTACCGTGCATTTCGTTGATTTGGTCTCGCCGGGAGTGCCTGGATACGACTTCGATAGAGGCAACCAGATCATCTTCATCATATGATAAAGTCGGAGCATCCCAGGTCGCCGCCCGAACGCCAAACTGGCCTTGGGAATACCAGATCATTCCGCCCATGGATGTCAGCATCTGGGTGATGGCGTCAGAGGGCGTGACAGCCGTGGTGAATGTCCCGTTGGCAGTGTAACGCTTCTGAGTGCTGGTTCCGTCGATTAGGGCAACACTCTGATCGCTATCGTTCGCGGCGTCAGCAAAAGCCACATCGTCAATTTCATCAGCATCGCAGCCCAGGCCAAAGTCAGATGTCAGGTAATCGCGGATGCAGAGCGCAGCGTTGTCGCTCCAGGCTGTGGTTGATGTGCGAGGGTCATAGACTTTCCGGCCCTTAATGACAGCCGTGATGACAGGCGTCCCGTTGGGGAAGGCGGTCGTGTCAAACTTGAGGGCGGAGTAGATGTACGCAACACCTCTGGCCCGATGGGCTTGAGTCCACTCGTCGGAACCGTCTGGGAGGTTTACCGCAGCACCAAACCCATGGAGATCAACAGCCGTTTGATCGTCCGTGCCAAGCCGGGTCTCGATGTAAACCTTGCCAGCAAAGCGAGCCGGTGAACTAATCGACCCGTCAGATTCAACGGTGACTTCCTCATCATTGATGAAGAAACTTACGAACGACTCAACCTCATGGCCAGCCACTGCGATCATACGGTGGAGGATGGTATCGTTGTTGGACGTTGAGGCGTAGAAAACAACCCCGCCAACCTTGGTTTCACCGTAGATGACGCCATGGTCAAGCGTCGATCCAACATTATTTTGGACGAACCCGCCTTCTGTCACGCGAGGTTTTTTGGGCTTGGGTGCCAGCGCCATCGACACGAAGCCGAGTGCGGTTGACAGAGCAAAAGCCTTGAGCGCTGCCGTTGCCGAAAACGCCAAAGCCCCCGCCGCCGTAAGGCTCACACCCCCAGCTACGCCAGAAATCATAGCCCCGGCCAAGAGTGGAGCGGCTTGTGGCATGGCCTCAACATGACCGGGCGAAGCCACCAAGAGCAAAGTGGTCAAGGCCGTTGTTGACAGAAACCGCGACTTCATCACCCGACGCTCCAAAACAAGTCCGCTGGCTCCCGATCCAGGAATATCATGCCTGTCTCGTACAGGAAAGCAGAATGACGGCGCAAGCAAACACCCAGGGCATAGCCTGTGACAGAGTCCTGCTGATCTGCCCTGCGCGCCGTGATTGAACCTCTGGCTGGATATGGTGTTTTAACGCGATCCAGCCGCTCGTCCAGCGCGTCTATGATGGAAACATCAGATGGATAGTCAAAGTGCTTGACGCGTCTCCTCGCATGGATCAAAGCGGTCATAGGACAAGTGTAATCGCCAAGCATGTCAGAGAGTGTTGCCCGCCCAGTTTGAGCATAGACACAACCGGCGGCAAAAGTCAGGCAATCGTGAGAACCCCAGGCAAACGGTTTATCGCGACACTCATCAATGTATTTTGCCAGCTCGATGTCATGGTTTGGGACCATTAGCGCCTGCCCCAGAATATCTCTTTGTCCTGAAGGTCATTGACGAAATCGAAGGCTAGATCGCCTGGAAAGCGCGACTTCTGATCTTCAGACGTATACCGCCTCAATCGCACCCGATCCAAATCAATCAAGCGGCTCTCAACCGTCATTGCGATCTGGGATGTCTCCGGCCCTTCGGCAATCGTCATCTGATCCATGTAGCCGTTGAACACGATAGAACGCGAGCTATTCTGCCCAGAAGATTCAAGCTCAATTTGACCATTGTCTTCTTTAAGAAGGTAGGCACCGTCTTCCTTTAAAACGCTTTCATCATCGCCAAAAACGCCAAATTTTATAAGGCACTTATGCCCCTGATATGGGGTTGACAACGCAAGGGCAAGAAGGTCTGAGGGGATGCCGGACAATGTAACCGTCGCATTCCGAGCGGCAATTTCAGTGGTCTCTTCAAATGCACTTAGCTCAAGAAATTGTCCGGTTCCGACATAACTCTTGCCCTCGATCGTAGCAGTGCCGACTCCGGTCCAAAGATACAGCGGCCCGGATTCAACGCTTGCGCCCCCATATGCAACAGACCCAACTGGGAACAACAGATCAACCGTGAAGAATGGCTTGACCACGCCACCAGAAATCGCAGCAAGGATTTTAGCATCGAGCGCGCGGCTCATGTGATGGCCTCAACGGCTGGGAATGTCAGGCCGAATATGGATGCCTCGTTGATGGACCAATCAACCTCGTTGGTGGATAGGCGAAACAAACCCTTGGGTGAATTAACCGTGATGGCAGTGTTATCAGTTGGACTAGATCGCAGTTCCGGCCATATCTCTAGCGTAGCGTTCCCAGAGCCGTCAGAGGCCGCTGTCTGCGTGACTTTGTATAGCTGGCTGGATGCCGCAGAACCGATCTGGATGTAGTCCCCAGCGGCCAGATATGACGACTGAGACGCCGTGCAGCCGTCAATGATTAGAGTGGACCCGGTTTGGCTCCCGCCATTCACGCGAGGTGTCCCGCCGCCATTGCCAAGCGGTGACGTTGCCAGTGGGTCTCCGAGTAAGAACGTCCCTGAACGCCCCCGCAGGCTTAACAGCCACCCAACCCATGCCTCGGCGTTGGCTCGCTGCATGGCCGGGAGCGTGATCTCAGCCTCCCAACGCTGGCCTGGGTGAACCACCGTTTGCTGTTTATATGTGAACGGACTCATCGTCATCCCGACCGTCTGGACAGCCCGGAGGTTAATTGAGCGGATGCCGGTGTGGGTGGGCAGATTTAGCGGATATGTGATCGCCATTATGCAAACGCGGCACCAAAGCCGCCTCCTCTCTTCTTGGCGTCAAGGACAGCCGCCTTGGCCTGTGCCGCAATTTGTGGAGCGAGGCTCATCACCTCGGCCCTGACAGTCTGCTGGACCCCAGTGGAAAGGTTTATGGTTTGGTTGACAACGACACCGCCGCCGCTCGATTGCCCTCTCGGCAAAACCCTCTCTCCAGTTTGGCCGACTATTAGCCTTTCATCATGCCTTAACCCTTTCGCCATGACCCCGCCACCAGCATGACCCACCACGCCACCAGAGTGCATCTTCATAGCGCCAGTCAGAGCGGCGGGATTGCTCACGTTGAGCGCGGCGGATTGCGAAAGCCCGCTTCCACCAAACAGCCCGCCAACCGCACCGAACAACTTGTCAAAGCTAAACCCGCCAGACTTTGTGGTTCCCATCTGAGCCGCTATGTCAATGACCTTGCGTAAGACCTGGGTCAAAGCCTCGCGCCAAGTGTTTGTGCCGGTAATCAAACCCGCTATGGCATCTCCAGCCGTCCTGAACCCGTCGCCAATGAGTTGATTTATTCTCCTCTGCGCTCTCTCTCGCTCCGCATTGATCTTCTTGAGCGCTGCATTAGTGGCCTTTTCTCTTTCCGCCTGTAGCCTTTGCTCTTCTTTCTTGTGTTCAAGAAGACCGGCTTCTTCAGCGCGAGCTTTTAATTGAGCGTGAATTGCATCAAGCTCTTCCAGCGTAAAGTTCTTACCCTTCTCTTTGAGCGCGGCGGTTATTGCAAGGAAATCAACTTGCGCTTTGATCGTCTCTTCTGACTGCCCGAACAACTCATTCTGTAGCCTCAGAGCTTCTGTTTCTTTGTTTATTGACGCCAAAGAATCAGAATAAGCCTTCTCTATAGACTTAACTCTTCTCTGTTCAGCCTCAAATATGGCCTGTGCCTCGCGAGCGCGGGCGTTCTGATCTGCCTCTCTTGCAGCAGATTCGCGTTCTCTGGCGCGAGCGGCTGCTTGAGCTGCTTGCACCTCGCCAGCCGCCAACTTTACCGCTTGACGCGCCCTTTCGTCGGCCTCTTTCTTTCTGGCAGCAGCCTCTTTAGCTCTTTGCTGGGCTGCTGCCAGGCTTGCCGCAACCTCGCCTCGCGCCATCGCTATCAGTTGTTTCTGGGTCTCTTCTAGTTGCTTTCTTTGCTGCTTTAGCGCGTCAACGCTTCCACCAGAAATTGCCTCTGCCATATCAAGGTTTGATTGAGCGGCCTTTCGCAACATAACAGAGTATTCTGGTATCTCCTTAGCCAAATTAGACAAAGCATCAGCTTGGGCTATATAGTCTTCTGCTGTCTTTTGTTTTCGTTGATCATATAAAACGCGAGTAAGTTTTTCGTTCAGAGCAACATGTTCTCTTGCTTGTTCTAGCGTGATGCTGTGTGTTTTTCTAAACTCCTCAATCCGTTTTGTTTTGAACGCGCCATCAGAAAGATCATCTATAGACTTTATAAACTTAGATAAATTTTGAGCCTCTGATGTTACACTCTTTGTCGCTACACCAACCTTTCGCATTCTCGAAACCAAGGCCGAAAAAGCACTAGCTTTATCAAGCTCTCTTAGCTCAAATATTACTTTCTTGGCCTGGGAGGCAAGACTGCCGAATCTTTGTTCAAGTTTCTGTGTGGACGAACTTAATTGTGTATCCATCCTTGAGTTCAAAGAGGACAAAGAGGAGTCAAACTCCTCAAATATCTTGGCTGTGGCCTCCGTCTGTGACTTTAAGTCTTTGGACGCGCTAGCAACACCAATAAGGACCGTTGTCAGCGCGGACCCCACAGCAACGACAGCGCCGAGTATAGCACCTGCTGGGCCAAACACCGCGAGCATCTGTGAGCCTTGCTGGCCAAAGGCCTGCACTGCGCTTGTCCCGTTTTGCACCTGAACAGCAAAGTCGGCGATCTGATAGCCAGCTTGCTGCATAGCTCCTTTGGCAAACTTATTAGTGGCCACGGCAGTACCACTGAACTGATTGCCCAGCTTTTTCGTTGATTTCTGCGCCCTGCCTATGGATTCAGACAGATCGCCGGTCGCCTTGGAGACATCATTGAGCGCCTTTTTGGCAGGCCCAGCGACGACGTTGATTCCGATGTTAAGAGTGTCAGCCATTTTTCTCTACATCTCCATCAACGATGCTGAAGTATTCGACCCAATCCTTATACTCTTCATATGGAATATCTCCAATCTCATCCATCGTTTTGCCTAGTCGCAGGGCGATGGTCATAAGATTGAAGCGGAAAGAGTCGTTCCTTAGTTTTTTTCCGAGTCCTCTGCATCTTCAGACACACTGGTGCCAAAGATCGAGGAGAAAATCCGAGTGATGACCATGGCATCTACATCCATCAGGATGGGCTTTGCCTCAAGTGTAAAAGCTCTTTCACCGGATTGCGTCTCAGCCTTGCGAATAATCATTTCGACCATGCCGTCAGTCTCAGTGTCGTTGAAGAAGTTTGGATACTTCCGACGAACCTGCTGAACATCGCGCGCGGAGATGTTGGAAAAGTAGAGGACGCAGGGGGCATTCTCGTCCCCCCACTCCGGGACTTCTACTGAAATCCGTGGCCTCTCTTTGTTTAGCGCCGCAATATGCTTTGCTAAATCCATGATTACACCGTGGTCTCGCTAAGTGCGCCAGTACCCTGCACGGACACAGACATCTCAACCAAGCCATCGAAGGACGCAGTGATGGACTTCTCCGTCACAATCGCGGTGCCGGTGTAGTATGTATCGCCGGACGTATTGCCCTCTGGGTACAGGTTCAGCGTGATGGTGGAACCGATGTCCAGATCGCCTTGACCCGTGTCAGTCTCGTCCCAGAACACATCCAGGGAGCCGGTAAAGGTCTTTAGGCTTGCAATGTATGTGCGAGCCGCATCGCCCATGGAAGTGTCTTCCAGGGTCTCGCCAGTCTCACTGATGGTGTAGGAACGGACTTCAAGTATC